AAAAAGGCATATGATGGTCTTTCGGCAAAAGCAAAAGAAAACTATAATAAGTTTGATAATACTCACCAACAAAATGAAATTGTAGCTGGTAGTGAAGAAGCCAAAGCAGCATACCAAAAAGGTAATCAGCCTATGCAAGACAACATTACGGGTACACCTACTTCTATGGACGTTGATAAAGCAAAAGCTGCTGCTGATGCTGCTACTAAAGCCGCTGCAGAAGCAGGGCTTGATTATGGTGACGAATTTGGTAATATGCCGGAACAAGCTGCACCTGCTACTAGAAGTTTGGGTCGTTCACCGGGTGAAATGGCTGCACGTAGCGGCGGCAATAAGGATGGTCCTACCGGCGGCGGCGGTGGTTTTGGGTCAGCAGGTTCTAGTGGACAAGGTTGTTTTGCTGCAGGAACTATGTTCTTTATGGAAGACGGTTCTTTGAAAGCGGTTGAAGACATTAAAGTAGGTGATACCATGATGCATGGTGGAAAAGTTAGATTGTCTATTATAGGTGATGGCTCTGAAACAGATTGGTATATGTATGGAACAACAAAAGTAACAGGCTCACACGCAGTACGAGAAAATGGTGAGTGGAAATATGTTCGTTATTCAGAAAATGCAATACCTACTGAAACAGAAGAATTATTATATACTGTAACAAATGAAAATCATAGAATGATTTCAGAAGATAAAATAGTATATGCAGATTACGACATGGTAGATGAAGATGGCATAGAAGAAGAACTTCTTGAAATGCTTAATGAACAGGATGTCGTAAAAAAAGCAGCATAAGTTAGCTGCATATTAGTTGGCCTACCCATCCCCCACCCCGGCGTGGCTACGTTGGCCCCAACGAAAGGAAGTACACAATGGCTGAACAAGCTACAATTATGGCTGAAGAAATGCAGTCACCTAAGAAAGTTGCGTTTGCAAATCGTAAATACACTAACGAAGAAAAACGCAAAATGGAAGAAGAAGAACTAGAACAATTGCTGAAGGAACAGCGTGGCGAAGTAGAGCAAGAAGCTGCTGAACCAAAAGAAGCTGAACCTTTAAACGCAGAAGAGAAAACATTTAAAAAGCGTTACTCTGATTTGCGTAGACACCAGCAACAACAAGCTGAAGAGTTTAAAAGAGAGATTGATGCTCTTAAACAACAACTCAGTAAAGCTGCACAGAAAGAAATGAAACTGCCTAAGTCTGACGAAGACATTGAACAGTGGGCAGCAGACTATCCAGATGTAGCAGCTATCGTTGAAACAATTGCAATGAAGAAAGCACGTGAACAAGCTACTGCGCTTGAAGAACGTATGAAAGCAATTGATGAGTTGCAGTCTAGTGCTTCAAAAGAAAAAGCTGAAGCAGAACTAATGCGGTTACACCCAGACTTTGGTGAAATCCGTGACAGTGATGAGTTCCATGAGTGGGCAGAAGACCAGCCTAAGTGGGTACAAGATGCGCTGTATGACAATGACAATGACGCACGTTCTGCTGCTAGAGCCATTGACTTGTACAAAGCTGACATGGGCATAACTACTAAAAAGTCTAAGTCAGATAATGATGCAGCTAAGTCTGTATCTACTAAGAATACACGTAGTAAGCCTCAAGAAAATGAAGCAACTACATATCTTAAAGAGTCTACTGTACAGAAAATGTCACCGCAAGAGTACGAGAAGCGGTCTGACGAAATCATGGAAGCTATCCGTAGTGGTAAGTTTATCTATGATGTATCTGGCTCTGCTAGATAAAAATGTAAAAAAGAGTTGACAAGTAGTTATTTATAAGTATAACTATAGTCAGATTAGTGTAACTGTATAGCGCAATATGGTTACACTATAATACGCAAACAGCCAAGTCTTACGGATTACCTGACGAACATGGCCCGTTAAATGGTAGGACGGCCATCTTACCACAAAACGCACCCAATGTGAATCAGCCTCCTGATTAGTCTTGCGAGTTTGTATCTGTAAAATGCTACAATAGGAGATTTAAAAATGGCATTTACTTCCGCAGCGGGGTATGGCAATCTTCCTAACGGTAATTTTTCACCCGTAATTTACAGCAAACAGGTGCAACTTGCTTTCCGCAAGTCTGCTGTTGCTGAAGCTATCTCAAACTCCGATTACTTCGGTGAGATTGCTAACATGGGTGATTCCGTGAAGATTATCAAGGAACCCGAAATCACAGTTAAGGCTTATGCCCGTGGTACAACCATCACGCCGCAAGACCTTGACGATGAAGACTTCAGCCTGACAATTGACAAAGCTAACTACTTTGCATTTAAGGTTGACGACATTGAAGAGGCACACAGCCACGTTAACTTCCAGTCATTGGCAAGTGACCGTGCTGCTTACCGCCTTGCTGACCAGTTTGACCAAGACGTTCTTGGCTACTTGTCAGGTTACACTCAGTCTGCAATCCACGGTACGCCAGACACTGTTAACACGACTATTAACGGTTCAAAGGCTGTTACTACCGCTGGTTCAGACGAACTGCTTGCCAGCATGAAGCTGGACGCATCTGACTTTAACAACGGTACTCCGGGTGAAGCAATTGCTATCCTGCCACGTACTGGTGCAGGTGCTGCTCCAACTAATGCAGGTGATGCGAATCCGTTGCAAATCATTGCTCGTATGTCACGTCTGCTAGACCAGCAGAATGTTGACACACAAGGTCGTTGGCTTGTTCTTGACCCAGTGTTCATGGAAGTATTGAAAGACGAAGATTCTCGTCTGTTTGATGCTGACTTCGGTGGTTCAGGCTTGCAGAACGGCAGAGTAAGCAACAACATTCACGGTTTCACCGTGTACTCGTCTAACAATCTGCCAGCACTTGGTACTGGTCCTTCATTTGCAGGGACAAACAGTGCCGTTAACTTTGGCGTGATTGTTGCTGGTCATTCATCTGCTGTTGCAACTGCAGAGCAGATTAACAAGACCGAAACCTACCGTGACCCTGACAGCTTTGCTGACATCGTTCGTGGTATGCATCTGTATGGTCGCAAGATTCTCCGTCCAGAGGCTCTTGTCAACGCCAAATACCACTTGGCTTAAGGGAGGACTAGATTATGCCTACAGTAACTACACTTTCTTCTGCCGCACGTGGTGCTGGCGCACGTGGCCGTCAGCCGTACATGGTACAGCATGAAATTGATATTGCTGCTGCAGTAACCGCTAAAGGTTCTGCACTGGCTGCTGGCGACATTATTGAAGCCATTTCAGTTCCTGCTGAAACCATGATTATGGCTGCTGGTATTGAAATCATGACTGCTGCTACAGCTACTGCCGCTACTGTACACCTTGGTGTAACTGGTGGTGACGTAGATAACTGGGCAGTTGATTTTGATATCACTGGTGCTGCTGGTACTTACAGCACTGTGCCTGAAGGCGATGCTAACCCTGTAATGGTTACTTCTGCTGATACTCTTGACGTTGAACTTAACGCTGTCACTTCGCTGACCGCTGGTAACATTCGCGTTTGGGCGTTGATGCTTAATGTATCCGATATGGGTAGCATGGGTGCTAACGAAGTAGACCGTGACGCACTTGCCTAAATAGTTGAGGGGGCAGGGCAACTTGCCCCTTCACTTTGATTAAGGACATAACATGGCATACGATTTTCTTGGACTTGTAAATGCAATAAACAGGCGGCTGAATGAGGTAGAACTCAGTTCAGCTAATTTTGCTACTGCACTAGGTTTTTATTCGCAAGCCAAAGATTCAGTTAATGCTTCTATTAGATATATTAATCAGTCAGAATATTTCTGGCCTTTTAATCATACTACACAAGAAACAACTTTAGTTGCTAATCAAAGTCGTTATGCATTTCCTGCTGACGCTAAAGTAATTAATTTCAATTCATTTCGTATTAAAGAAAATACTTCTCTGGGTAATGCCACTACACGTATTACTGAAATTGCATATGAAGATTATTTAGATAGATATGTAGAGCAAGAATACAGTTCTTCTATTGGTCAAGGTATACCTAATAAAGTAGCACAAGCACCTAACTTATATTTTATAATGACACCAGAGCCAGACAAGGCATATGAACTGGTGTATGAATATTACACATTTCCAACAGACCTTGCTGTAGCTACAGATGTCCCAACAATTCCAGAACGGTTTCAACATATTATTATAGATGGCGCAATGCATTATGGTTATCTGTTTAGAGGTGACACACAAAATGCGCTGGTAATGAAAGAAAAATTTGACGAAGGTATTAAGCATATGCGTTCACAACTTATTAATAGAACACCATACGTGAGGTCGTATATGCTTACTGGTGCGACAGGTGGAGCAAGTACAGGCTTCGGTATTTAAGAGGCTATCACAATGGATGCATGGCAAACCTATCCAGTTGAGTTTCGTGGTGGTCTTATAACTAACCTTTCTCCTTTGCAGCAAGGTATTAACGCACCGGGAAGCGCAAGAATACTACGTAACTTTGAGCCTTCAGTAGAGGGTGGTTACAGACGTATTGAAGGTTATGACAAATACGACAGCGTAATTATTCCACCTTATGGTGCGCCTGTTGTACACGGTGATGGACAGAGTGGCACAGGACTTATACTGGCAGCTATTCATACTACACCAGAAGCAGGTGATGTACTTAGCCTTGTAGGTGGCGCAGTAGATGGCATAGGTCAAACAGGAACATCTTTAAATGTAGATGGATTAGACGTTGCACCATCCGCTAATGATACTTTTACTATTGATGGCGATGATACTGTATACACTGTCAGTGCCGCTACTGCATTAGTAGGTACTGCATCAACACTTACAATATCTCCAACATTAACTTTATCGCCAGATGATAATGCAGTACTTACATTTAGATATACAATTGCATCTGGTGGTGTAATTTATGATGCTACTAATAATCGGGCTACATTAACATTAAACCAAACAATGGTCGTTAATCCGTCCAATGCAGATGACGTTATATTTATAAGCACAGCATCTGATTATCTTTCTTTGGGTCTAGCTGCATGGGAAGATGTAGCTATTGTAGCTAAGAACGCAGACATATATAAATCTGGCGGTTCTGGTTTTACTAAAATAAATGTACCTGACTACGGAACACCATTAGTAGATGGCGGTAGTCAAACAGGTACAAGCCTTGTAATAGATGGGCTGGATACTGCACCACAAGCAGGTGATGTATTTAAGATTGCTGGCATTGATTTAATTTATACAGTAACAGCTAATGCAACAGTAACATCAGGCAGTGCTACATTAGCTATTAACCCAGCACTCGCAAGTAGCCCAGCAGATAACGCAGTAATTACGTTTCTGTCTACTAGCAGAGAAGATGCAAACAGAACTAGATTTGCTAAGTACAACTTTAATGGTACTGAAAAAATTGCAATTGTTGATGGTTTAAATGAACCAGCACTATATGACAACACTACCTTTACAGTTTTACTTGATGCACCAACAGATGTTATAGGTGCAACATTTGTAGCAGAAGTTAAGAACCACTTATTCTTTGCTAAAGGTTCTGTGCTTACATTTACTGCACCTTATACAGATAGTGATTTTACTGTTGCTAATGGTTCCGGCTCAATCAATATCGGTGGTAGAATTACCGCACTGGCAGTATTCCGGCAACAGCTAATTATCTTTACTGAATCTAGTATTCACCAACTAACTGGCAATACAATTGCAGACTTTACACTGCAACCAATTACAACAGATATTGGATGTATTGATTCAGACACAGTGCAAGAGATTGCTGGTGATATTATGTTTCTTGGTCCAGA